CTGAAGCTTCAAATCGTGGTAGATTCCATGCAAACTCTTTAGCATCTTTGATTGCTGGCACTGTATGCTCTGGATAGCCATCATAGTGCTGATATACGCTAAATGAATCGTGTTTGTCTTTAAATGTTAAAACTGTTCTTGTTCCCATGTGTATTTCTCCTTTAGTTAAAATGGGCCTTCACAAATACCTTGATCGATAAGTGCCTGTGCTGTTCTACCAAACCAACCTTGAAGATTCCAGGCCAATCCAGTGTTAATAAGATATTGCCAAGCTGAGATGATCTCGTCCTCTGTGTGTTCGATACCATCAAATCCTTCTACTGCTGCAACTGCGTCGTATTGAGTCCATGTTGTCATGTTATTCTCCTTTGCTAATTGGTTTTACGTTGATTGAAATAACTGCTGTTGATTTGCTGTACTTAGCTATTAATGCAGCTGGTACTTGAAGCTCTGCATATACAGCTTTGTGATCAACTGTAGTTCTTTGTGAAAGCTTTACATCGCTGGTATAGTATTGACCAACTTGTACGCCTTCACCTTGGTTCTTAAGCTCATCTTTGAGTACTGACTCTTGCTCTTGAAGGGCTTTGATTTGGTCTTGTAATTGACCTAATCTGTCTACTAAGTTAAGTGCTTTATTTACTAAGATTGTCATTTTGTTCTCCTTTGTTAATGTTGTTGGTGTAACTTTAAGTTAAACAAATAGACATGTCAATACCCCAAAGCAAATATTTTTTAATTATTTTTAAGGGAAGTTGGCACGGTTTTTGCCTGTAAAGTATGCTTTACATCATAAAACAGGTAAGTTATTGATTTATATAGAAAATGATGTATTAAATTTTGAATAAACTTCAAAAAAGTGATATATGACAGTTTGTGGGTCAAACCCTTACGGCTCTAGGTAATAGGCAACAAAAAAGGGAGCCGAAGCTCCCCTTAGTGTGTATCGTGTGTATTACTTGTTCATAACGTACATAGTTACTTCAAATCCGAAACGCATTTCTGTAGCTGCTGGTTTAGTCCAAGCCATGTTAATCTCCTTTGTGTGTAAAAAATAGCTATTTTTGTTATACAAACTGCTTTGTATGTAATCTATTCAATATAAGTTAGTTTGTGTGTAATATATTGCACATTTTGCTACACAAGATAATCAGTAAAACCATTAATTCTTTCACCTATCCATCGCATAACTGGTACTGCCATTGAATTGCCTAAAGCTTTGTATCTAGGCCCATCAGGTGTTGGCTTGCCTTTCAATTTAATGTCTGTGTAATAATCAGGGAATCCTTGAAGTCTCTCACATTCTACTGGTGTAAGTCTACGTACCGCCATACTATTAACTGTAGCAATTTGATTGTCTCCCATTTGCGCCCTTAATGTCGGTGTCATCTCTTCTACAAATCTATTTGGATCACCTTCACGCTTTGTGATGCCAGGCTCAAAACCATAAGATATACCATGTACGCCTGTTGCATTTAATGTATACATTGGACCACCTTCAGTAAAGCCATCACCGTTACCACCATTCTGTGGTTGTCTTCCGATTGTATTTTCTGCGAGTGCAATTGGTTCTAGTACATGATAGTCACCACTGAATGCCTCTTGGTTACCTAGCCATTGCTTTTGTCCATGCGATGCGGCTAATGTACCTACTTGATCTTTACCACTAGCAATCATAGGAATAATTTTTGAATGATCATAGCTATCAACACCTTTATAGTCTCTTGCAAGTAATGTGCCTGCTCTGTTTTCAGGCACTGCAATCATCTGTGCTGATGTTGTACTTAATCCGTCTGTTTCTGCAAATCTTCTTGCGGCGAGTGGGCCACTGATTTCAGGGCCGATTCCAGAGCGGGAGGTAGCTTCTTCCCTCTTACTTCTGCTCGGCGGAGTATCCCTGCGCAAGCTTTCTGACTCAAATAAAACCTTTGCGGCAGGTCTCCAGTCTCCAAGGTATCCGACAACGAACACACGTCTGCGTCTTTGGGCCACTCCGAAGTACTGAGCGTCAAGAACTCTGTATGCGAACCCATACCCGAGTTGCGCCACCGCTCCAAGGAAGGAACCAAAATCCCGTCCTCCACCACTACTGAGGACACCTGGCACGTTTTCCCAAACGAACCACTGGGGTCTAAATCTGTCAAGAATGCCACAATAGATGAGGGCAAGATTACCTCTTGGGTCTTCGAGACCTTTACGTAAACCTGCGACTGAGAATGATTGGCAAGGGGTTCCTCCGACCAAAAGTCCGATTGAGTCATTTAAATTCCACTCCTTAAATTTTGTCATGTCACCTAAGTTAGGGACGGTTGGATAATGATGTGATAAAACTTCACTAGGAAATTTTTCAATCTCTGAAAATGCTACGGGATTCCATCCCATGTGATGCCATGCTACTGTTGCCGCTTCTATACCGCTACATACTGAAAGATATTTCATAACGGTGTCCTACGTACAATCTCTTTGGCTATCTTATGACGCTTCTTGCCTTTCTCTTCAGCCTTGTCTAATAACTCATAAAGCTTTTTGATTGACAATGCTTTTAAGTTATCTTTTCCCGTCTTTGTTTTAAACGGATCACGATGCTTTTTGCTTTTATGTACTTTCGGTTCTGCCATCTTTACTTCCTCTTAAGTTTAATAATTCTTTCTTTGCACTGTTTTCGATCCAGCTATTAATCATCTTATCAATTGCAAGATCAAGCTCGTAATCGTATGCTCTCCACTCTCTATCAACTTCACTGTTAAGTGCCTTGATGCGATGCACTGGCGCCCAACCTACTACCAACACAGTCCACTTGTCTTTGCGCGAACATTCAATAGCTATGTTGCGACAGTGATTGATGAGTACGCGAGCCATTATCTAAATTCTTCAGCTAATATCCATCCGCATACAATTCCACCGATAAAGGTGCATACATAAAGTATAAACATTAAACAAGTCATTTTATTCTCCTACGTTTCTATAAGTGACACCAAGATATATGTTTCTTACATTGGCTTTGGGTAAATTAAATACTTTAGCTACTTTTGGAATAGACATAGTCTTCAATGCTTTCTTAATGTCTATGACCTGTTCAGTAGTTAAATATTTTTTATGATAAACTTCTATCATTGTTTCAACTCCAGCGCTTTCTTAGTTAATATCAATAGTTCTGCTTCATCTAATCCGTATACACGTTTGAATCCACGCGTACCTAAACCATGTAACCCTTCCGATGATCTGTGATGGTATACGCATAACGGTATCGCATCCCAGTGGCTTGCCTTTAATGCCAGGCCAGTACCACTTCGGGGGTGATGTATTTCTGCTGGTGTTCCTGGATTGTCTTGAACAGCGCAAAGAATACAACCAAGGTCAGCAAGACGACTAAGATGCTTCTTCTCATCTTTGGTCATTTGCTTGAATCATTTTGTATATATCTTCGGCGGATTCTTTAACCGTCCATGACTGCTGCGTAATACTATAAACATTAGTGATAGTCTCTACAGTTTTATTTTTTTTCTTAACATCTTTGCTTGGCACTTCAACAACAGTTTCAAATACTGTCATGATGTGTCTAGGATTAATAAGCAATGTGTTGCCTTTGTGTTCTTCTACTGCGTTAGTTAGTTTTATCAGCATTTCTTTTCCCCATGTAAAGTCTTAAATATTTTCTGTATGCAAGCACAAACTCTGTAGCGAATACGCATGATAACGCAACCCACCACCAATAGCTCGCATTCATTTTGTAAAATAAAAATATAGTTAGTAGTTCACTCATGATTAATCCTCACAAACGCCATTGCGACATGCTCTGGCTATAATTTCTTGCTCAATGTTTTCTAGTGCATCTTGCGCCTCGTCAACATCATCTTCTTGGTTGCGCATAAGTATTTTGCGTATACCTTCAAGCTCGTATGATTGCTTCTCAATTAATGATTCTAGTCGAATTACTTTGTCTTTAATTACATCTAGCTCGGTCATTTTTTTCTCCTAATTTTTCTTTCTAAAGGAACGATCAAAACATAAATGTCAACTCTTTGTCCTCTAAAATATGTATTTGATCGTGAATCTCTAAACGCCATACGAAAAGCAATTAAAGCAATCCTTATGTCTGCATACAATTTACGGATTGGATTCATTATATGGTTGCTCTTCCTTCTGCTCTTAAGTTTGATTGTTCAGTACGCCATACATCAATAACAGTTTGTGCAATTGAATAGTAATGACGAAGCTTCTCGTATTCTTCTACGGCCACTGCAACAGCTTTCAAGTGTTCAACATATTGTGGATGTGCTAAAGCTTCACGCTCTTGCGCACCTATAGAAGTCTCTAAACTTTGCTTCATAAGAATCGCTCTTAATGACTTGGTGTATTCCTCAAGCTGTGTTAGCTGTGCTTTTGACTTGGATATTTTGTCAACGTTATCCATCATCCAATCAACTGCTTTGTGCGGATCTCTTCCCTTATACATCATTCATCTCCTATCTTTAGTAATTCATATTGAGCCATTGTTAAAGCACCGATAACTTTTAATCCGTTTGTAATCTCGCTATTGGTTACAAAATACTTTGTGCCTTTAAAACCTATAACAATAACTTCATCGTAATCTTCTTCCATGGCGCTTGATAAAATATCAAGTACACCGTCTTTTTTTTTGTTTGGTAATTTGGTAACGGCCATTATTCAATCTCCTGTATTTTTACTTTAATCTTTCCACCTTTGTCGTCAGCCCAGTAAATTCTCAAGTCAACAATCAATTGGTCATCCATGTAAACACCTGCATGCGTTAATGCATCAAGTGGTGCCTTCAAAAGATTATCAAGGTCACGCTTTCTTTCGTCAGGTCTCCAAGCTTCAATAGTTAACCTAACCTTACCTCTAAACATTTTTGCACCACGTTGAATTAAAACTTGATCCGCTACCGCTTGTCGATACTCACGGCCTTTCTTACTGATCAACATACGACCATTGAAGTTACGCCAATAAGTATTGACGGAGGGAGGAAACGGTAGCTCAAGTTCTATCATTGTATGGTTGGCTTACTAACTGGAACGCGCTCAAAAATAGCTTTAGCAATTTCATCATTGCCAAGATCTAAAGCAATCTTTGCACATACTCTACGTTCTTTTATTAATGACTCCTCCAATACTTGAGCAAAAGCTTGCATGGTCTTTGCCATCTCTTCGTTATGTTCTTCAACAGTGATCGTGTCCTTCTCAAAAGAAAACAATCCTGTCCTATTATCCATAACAAGCTTCTGTTCTTTCTCTTCCTTCTTCTTATCAGTCATTTTTATTTCCTATTCCATGTTTACGTTCTACAGATCGTGCAAAATTTATTAAATACATTGGATCGCGCAAATTAATATCTTCTGCTAACTCCCAAATATCTTCTTCAGGTAACGGATTTGTTTTGTATGCTTCCAATTCTTTTTTAGATGTCTCTAAAACATTCATGGCATAACCCACGATAGCATCGTTCTCAAGACTGTCATCTTCTGGCACATACATATCAATCATTGCCTGAGTAGCATCTATACTTTTTTGTACTGGATCACTCATACCACTCATCCTTTCTACCTCTATGGCCTTTATTCCATTGATTCATCACATCCTCCCGTAGTGTTGATTTTTCATGTCTAGCTTCCCATCTTCCCATAAACTCAAATGCTGCGTCTCTATTTGCAATGCGCTTCTTAATAACATCTCGAACTAAACATTGATAGAGGTATTCCTTGCTGCAATTACCTTTGTTAATCAAAATGGCCCTGCTATATCAAACGCCATAGGCACACTGCTTTCATCTTCTACAAACTGTTGGCTATCTTTGTGGTAAAACAATTGATACCACTCTTCATTCTCACCGTTACGTTGCTTCTCACACATAAGATAAGCATCAGGCTGCATGCCTTTAATCTCTTCACCGTTTCGGATCATGCGTTCTTTTTTCTTATTACGCCACATAAGCAATACGTTATCTACTTGGTCTGCAATAGCTCCAGTACCTTTAACGTCATTCTTGTTAGGCATCTTCTCTTCGCTTTCAAGTTTTCTTATGTGATGGATTAAATGAATATGCACGTTATGATCTCGGGCCAATGCTGTCAACTCATCTACAAATGCTTTCTGCGCATTGTAATCATCTTCACCCGATACGCACTTCATAAGCGAGTCAATAAATATATGTGTTATGCCAAGCTCAACTGCACAGTATCTAGAAACTGATATGACTTGCTTGCTACTTGTCGTTCCTTGTTGATCGTATAGCCATAGCTTTTCAGTCGTAAACTTTCTGAGTCTTTCATAGAATCCATTCACAACTGCTGCCTTGTCTTTTAAAAATGGATTATCTAAATCTTGTCCGCTAAACTGCCTCGTCATTCTTGCAAGTGTTCTTTTCGGTTTCATCTCAAAAGACATAATGCAAACCTTCTCACCTTGCTTAATTAAACCCAATGCAATCTGGCCAGTGATTAAACTTTTACCACCGCCATTACTACCTGCATACAATGTCACTTCACCTGGGCGATAATTAAATGTGGATATTGATTTGCTCCATGGCATTGAACATGAGTGTGACTTGGGAGGATTGACAATATCTTCCTTAAGCTCATCAATGAATACGCTTGCGTCCTTCACCTTCATGTGAGCTTCGGTTAGTTTTAGATACTGCTCAAAGTCTATATCTTCATTAGTCAATAATTCCACTTAATAATCCTTTGCTATCTATAATTTCTGTTTGGCTTTTATCGTTATGAAATATAAAAACTCTTTCAGGGTTGCACTTGTTTACTAATTCATAAACCTTAATCATTCTGTCAACATCACGGCCACGAATAAACACAGTTGACTTAAATGCAAATCTAAAATCAACTGCGCTTAGGTTATCCTTGTTTTCAATAACAAGTGATGGATGTTCCATCGTATCTGAATACTTATGCCAATTCTTTGCATAGTACTGATCTGAATCGTCACCAACATAAAGCTCGACTATTTCAGGATTCATATGCTCTACCTTGACTTTAATTAATTCTTTAACGCCAATCATATGCCAGGCCATTTCTGCGGAGTTTCGTCTTGCTTAAACTTCTCAAGCCATTCCGCTTTGAATCCTACCCAGTTATTCTCAACGCATATCGTCAATGCCTCATTAAGGGTCTTTTTAGCCTTTGTGGCTTCTTTTTCTATTCCCTTGAGGGCTGTCTCAGTCATTGGTAATTTCTTTGCTCTACGGAGCTTTAAATAGTCTTCCCAGATATTTATATCTACACCGCTAGGTGTATGTATTTGTGTTTTTTTCTGGTTATTGGTTATTGGTTTATGGTTATTGGTTATTGGTTGGTTGTTCGGTTGTTCAACGACCGTTGAATTTTCCTTGCGCTGCTTGGCTTTGAGAGCAGAGATTTTCCCAGCCTTTGAATTGTTTTCAATAGTCTTCTTGTAGGCAGCAATAGTAGATTCACATCTTCCATGAACATAACCAGCCTCAGTTTGAGTAAAGAAATTTTTAATTGCATACCTAACGGCATATTTTTCATCTTGATTCCTTGCGTTAACTAGTCTATATAAAACCTCTTCGTCTAAACTCAAAGGCACCTCATCCAAGTAATACTGATCAAGCAATTGTCTATAAGCGCCATGCTCAATAAGACTTAAGCCTAAAGTATCCTTACGGTAATCAGCTATATTGTGGGCGTAGTAATGCATGTTATGCTCCAGGCTTATTGAATACGTCAGGCCTTAATTCCTTACGCTTAACTTTTCCCTTTGTCAATAGCTCAATCGTGTTACAAAGTATTGGACTTGGAATCTTCTTTCCTGTAACGATTAATGATAACCATGTTTTGGTAATGCCAAGTTTCTTTGCCATATCAGCTTTAGCACCTCTGGGCTGACTCTCAAAGTATTCTGCTAGATTCATTCTCATTCCTCTCTTCAATTCTTTTTATGTTGGCTCTATGATTAATTAAAGCCTTTTCTTTAAATGCTTCTGGGTTGCGTTTAACAATCTTACGAACAACCTCATCTATTGCTGCAACATATTCCTCCCTAGTTTGCTCTGGAAGCCTACAAAATCTTTCAGGCTCAAGACCGCTAGAAGCCATTTTTAGCTCTTGACGATCATATTGGCTGAGTAAAAGCATATTATCTCCTTTATGAATGAATTAGTGGATTTAATCACTAATTAACCGAAGTATTTCACAGCTTAAAATAATTTGCAACAAATAATTAAAAAAGTTTGCAATTGAAAATTAAACATGGTAAATTGACTGCTCGTAGGAAAACAAACTAGGAGTAAAACTATGAGTGACTACTATAATAAAAACGCATTTGAGCAACGTTTTGATTCAGAATCACTAGCATTACAAAAGGCTTTGCTTAATAAGAAATACAACACGATCAATAGTAGTAAGCGTGCTATTGACACATTCATATTTATCGTATGCGTAGTGGGTCTTGTTGCTTTGACAATAGGAGTAATTCGCTATGGATGGTAATTATGATTATCAAGAAGATTATCAACAAGCTATGTGGCAACAAGCAGCCGAAGAACGCCAACAAATGCTGATACAAGCATTGACGCGTGCAGTAGCTGGCATTGCTACACCTGACGACTGGAATCATATTCGATATGAATGCGGTTTATCAGATGGCCAATTCAGAGACGTTACATTCAATACAAATTTAGGAGAATTAGATGGGCTTAACAATCACAGGCACTAGTGGTGGCGGAAACTTTATTCAAGTACCACCTGGCATGCATCTTGCTAGATGCTACCGCATTATTGACTTAGGTACGCAAAAATCAACATACATGGGGAAAGAAAGACAGTTGCACAAAGTTATGGTGCAGTTTGAAATTCATGGTGAAAACGATAAGGGCGAACCTTTACAAACTTCAGAAGGTAAACCATTAATCTTATCTAAAACATATACCGCTTCCAATAATGAAAAATCGTCACTTGTGGCTGACCTTCAAACTTGGAGAGGTAAGGCTTTTAGTGAAGACGAATTAAAAAATATTGAGATCAGAAAAATTTTAGGACAATGGGGTATGTTGTCTGTTGTTGAATCTCAAAACAATGGCAATACCTATACCAACATTGCTTCAATCAATCCTGTGCCAGCAAGTATTAAAAAGGCTGGACTCCCTGAAGGTGTAAACGAACCTAAAATATTTGATCTAGATGAGTTTGATCAAGCATTTTTTGATTCATTATCAGATGGCATTAAAAATAAAATTAAGTTGTCACCTGAATATGAAAGAGTTCACGGATCATCTTCTGCTGCACCAGCTAGCTTTGATGACATGTCTGACGATATTCCATTTTAATCATGGGAGAATTTGCAGATAACGCAAATAGTTTGCCTTTTGTTGTAGTAAATGATTCTAAAGTTTGCTTTAAATGCAATATTGCTAAGGATGTTAGCGAATATTACAAATCAACAAATACAAAAGACGGATTAGATTGTTATTGTAAAGCGTGCAAGTCAGTCTATTACCATGAGAGAAAGAAGAAAGGCCTTTTATCTTATAAAGATGTAGCTCATCACAAAAAGTTTTGGCTACAAGAAAATAGATTAAAAAAAATAGCTCATCAAAAAGTTGCTTATGCAATACAAAAAGGTGAGCTAGTACGTCAACCATGTGAGCGCTGCGGAACAACTGTTGAAGTGGTTGCTCATCATGAAGACTACTCCAGGCCTCTTGAAGTGGTATGGCTATGTAAACAACATCATAAAGAAAGGCACAAGGAATTAGATCTTATGAATAGAGACAAACCAAAGCCTGACATGGTTAACAACCCTCCACACTACACGCATGGTGGTATCGAGACTATTGCTTACATTAGGGCTAAGCTTTCACCAGAAGGTTATGTTGGCTATCTACGTGGCAACATTGAAAAATATAATAGCCGTATTGGTCTTAAAGGTGACTCAGTTGAGGATGCTGGAAAGATTGAATGGTATGCAAAAGAATTGCATCGATTCTTAAGGGAGGGTTAACATGATCGTGACACTTAAACCTGATGAAATTACTGTATGCCAAATGCTTGGCCGTATGCGTTCTTTAATTGCCAGAAGTAACAATGTAAGAGATGCCAAGATGGGGTCGCAAGACGGTGCAGATGCCGATGTTATGGGAATGATAGCTGAGTATGCTTTTGCAAAAAAGTTTAATGTCTTTCCTGACTTAGGACTATCCCCCAGAAGTGGCAGTGCCGACGGTAGGATTGGTAAAAAAAGATATGACGTAAAAGCTACCAATTATAAAAATGGCAGATTGCTTTGTACTCAAAAAGAAAATCCAGATGTTGATGTTTATGTACTTGCTATTGTAGATGGCAACGAAGTAAATATTGCAGGCTACGCTTATCCAGAAGAATTACGCAAGGAAGAAAATCTGATGGACTTAGGTCATGGATTAGGTTATGCATTAACACAAGATCAATTACGCAAATTTTAAAACAAGGATAATCATGGCGCTAACTACAAGCAATTACAAAGTACGTGCAGCAGAATCAACGCATTGGTATACCAGGGATGGAGATCCTCAATATACAATCATAGGCAAGAACGGTAAAGAACGTAATACAACATTAAGAGACGCTAGAGAGTTTGGGTTGGTTCCGTCTGTAACTACAATTATTGCGGCGGCAGCTAAGCCAGCTTTAATTGCCTGGATGCAAGCAGAAGTACTTAAAGCTTCCCAGTCTATTGAACGGCGTTATGATGAACCAGATGAACAATACTTTGATCGGATCATAGAAGAATCTAAAAGAAAAGGTAAAGAAGCTGCGGATAAAGGTACTAACATCCATGCAGCTATAGAATCGTTCTATGAGGGCAAAGTAGACAAGTCCTACCCTGAACATGTCCAAGCATGCGTTCGTGCGTTAGAAGAGCATTTTGGAAGGATTGCATGGGTATCTGAGAGGTCTTTTGCTCGTGAAGTTGGCTTTGCTGGCAAATGTGACTTACACGCGCCTTCAACGGTCGTTGAACATGGGTTGGTTGTAGATGTAAAAACTAAAGATTTTGATGACTTGAACGCTGTAAAAGGGTATGATGATCACTTGATGCAATTATCTGCTTATAGGATAGGGCTAGGTATACCCAACGCTCGCTGCGCTAATATCTTTGTGGCGAGGGAAAAGACAGAGGACGGACAAGTCCTTTGCAAGATTATCGAGTGGTCTGAAGAAGACCTTCAACGTGGATGGGAAATGTTCCATCACTTACTTCAGTTTTGGCAGAAGAAAAACAAATACAAATAGGAGTCAAAGATGATTGACGAAAACTTAATTAAACAAATATTTTTTTATTGCAGCAATAACGATCCTAATGGCTTGTACACAGATCCAACAGACGATCCATTAGATATTCTCGAGTACGCACGAAAGCTTGAAGCTGTTATTACCGATAAGGTAAGGCTACAAGAACACAATCGTTGCGTAGAAATTGTTCGCTCCATGAACAAAGATGTAGCACGTGTATTGGAGATGAACAAGTCCGCGTAGCAAGCGGACAAATATTTGGTAAGGAGGTTTTATGGTTAACCAAATCGTTGCATCGGCCCTGCTGTGCCTATCCCAAACAGCCTACATGGAAGCTCGATCAGAGCCAATCCAGGCGCAAATAGCCACTATGTATGTGCTTTATAGACGCGCTAATTTTCAACCAGAATTAGTATGTTTAGAAATGGCTAAGCCTTATCAGTTTACATGGTATGGCCGTATCAAGCCACCCGAACGAAATGATCCAAAACTTAGGCCTTTCTATGCTTTGGCTCAACAAGTATACAATCTCACCCAGCCCGATTATTCAAAAGGCGCAACTAATTTCCACGATACATCAATTTCAAAACCTAAAAAATGGAAAGCTATCCGTGTAGTACAATGGGAGCATTTGATTTTTTACAAACAAGAGGAGACTAAATATGTCGCAAAAAACTGAGCCTGAAATGTGGTTATGGGAACGCTTTGATGACCAAGGCAAGTTAATTGATTACAAGGTTTGGTACCAAAAACCTAATCTTGATCATAGTTTGTGGAACGCCACATTGACACCCTTGTATCGCGGCGAACCCATTAAACACACTCCTAAGGTACACGACTCATCCAAGTTTGTCTACGGCTTATAAGCCTATACAAGTTAAACAATTATCTGCTAGTCTTCTCGTATGACTGATGACCAAATTATTGACTTTGTCAACAAGGTTGACTCATTTTTAATTGAACAAAGTGAAGTTTATAACATCTCACCGCTTGACATGAGTGCTATCATAAACTCACGTTTGAAGTCAATGAATGAAGAAAATGGCACAGGTGAAGATTATGAAACGCTTGTGGATCACATCATAAGTCAAACCGTTCCTACAAATAGGACGTTGCATTGAAATCAAGAAAAAGAACAAAAGAAGAAATAGTCCAAGTAATTAATGACTATTTGAGTAAATTTCCTAATATAGATTCGCGCAATAAAATTGCTATGGCAACAGATATATCAGGGAAAAGATTGGAAGCTTTAGAAAAAGAAGGTTTAATTAAACTGCCACCTCGTATTAAGGCTGGCTCAAGGACACCGTGGAGATTTATTAGATCATGAGCGCTTGGATAACTGAGAAGACTATTAAGTCTATGTATAGCCTACTCAGATCCATGCCGCCCTTCAACAAGTGGAATCTTCCACCTGCACACAAAATAAAATTCAAAGTAGATCATGACCTTCCCTTAATGGGACAAATAGATGTTTACAAAAAAATCATGACTATTGGCACAAAACATCAAGAACATTTTGAAACTGTATTAACTACAGTAGCTCATGAGATGGTTCATTTAAGTTTGTATATAGATGGATGTGCTTCATTCCATCAGCACAGAAAGGCATTTCGAATGAAAACCGCACAGATTGGTGATCTATACGGCTTTGACAGGAAGATGCTTTAAGACTTTTTGTTTCTTAACTTTTTAAGTCTGTGATAGTAAACGTGTTTAAGATTTAATGGTGTCTTGATAATCATTTCACCAATCTCTTGCATAGTAGGCTCTTTGTGAATTGGGCCACCCTTAGCTTGATTTTGTTCTGGTTGTGCCATGTTTGCTAATCCTCCAACGATGTTTGATCCACTTATGTTTTTTGTGCCTTTTAGTATAGGCGGAATAGCGCTTGTAATTGGCTCTGCAGCTTCTGCTGCCTTGCTAGCATATCTTGCAGCCTTGCCAGCGCCTATAGAAATATCAGCATTAAGTTTTGGTGATCTTGTAACTAAAGGAATGCCTGCACTTTTTAAACCGCCTAAGCCATGTAGTAACCAAGTTCCTAAACCTCCCCAGCCAGCAGCGTGCGCACCTAAATTAGATAAATCTTTTAAATTAGTTGGTACCCAATCACCATATTTCATACCTAATCTTTGAGCTTCGCTCATTGCTTTAGGAAGAATGTCTTGCATTAATGCTTCTCTTTCAATTTTAAATTGCTTAGGAGTTATTCCCATTTTTGCAACATAATTGTCATTAAATAAGTTTTTAAGATACCAAACACCTTTTTCTAAATCTGAACGTCTATGAGTAGCTTGTACAGCTATTTCATGAGGAAGGCCTTCTGCAATAGCTGTGTTGTAATCACCTCTATTTACAATGTTTACAAACTCATTGTTGGCCCATTTATTAAATTCATTTAAAAGCCTATCTGATTTATCTTTTCCAAGTTCATACATTGCTTTAAGTTCTTCTTTAGGTTTTCCTGAAATAAAAGCTTGTGTATTTAATGGTAAGTCATAAAGTGTTTGACCTACTTTAGAAGCGCCTTTTGATAGTATATCTCCAGCAACATCTATGCCTTTTGCAACAGCTGGCATTTCTTGTCTAAGAGCAGGAATAACAGCACCTATTTCTGCAATAGGACCAATACCCATTGTGCCTTCTGCCATTTTCCACAACTCTTCACCAGCTTCTTTTGCTCTATGACCAAAAGAACTTTCGTATTCTCTATATTTTTTTTCTGCTAGTGCAGCTGCTTCAGGATCAAAAGCATTTGGAATATCTGGAGCATTAACAGATTTTTGAGCTATGCTTGGATCTTGATAAATAATATCACCAGTATATTCTTTAGGACCTTCTGATATGACTTCGCCTGTATATTCTTTAACCATAATTAATCCGCAATATATTTTTTGCCATTAGGTGCTTGATAAACATCATGCTTACCGTCAGCAGACTTGCCTACTTTTACAGAGCCTTCAGGTAATCCTTTTGGTAATGGCTCTTGTGTCTTTGTTTCTGCTGAAGGAGGAGTTCCGCGACCAACACCTCTAAGTTGCATTTTAAGATCAGCAACTTCACCTTTACCTGAATCAAGAGCATTATTAGCCTCTTCACGCATAACAACAAGTGTTTTCTTAATTTGATCTAATGTCATATCTTTATTGAGCAATTGATCTGCTGTCTCTTGTGCTGAAGCATGAAGCTGAGCATTAGATGTAACACCAGTAACAATACGTTGATGTTCACGTGCAAGACCACGAATTGCAGTATCCAATTGATTAACTTCTGAGTCACCAAGAATTTGTTTACGTCCTGCTTGAACCCATCTATTCAATACTGGATTTAATCCACCAACGCCAGAACCAGCATACTTATCAACAAGGTCAGCTTGCTTATTAAAGCCATTAATGAATTGAGTTGCTGTAGCAACATATTTAGTTCTATCAGTAAGTGATGATGTAAGTGCTTTTCTTTCTGCTCCAGCTGAAGCTACATCAGAGTAATCTAATCCTCTTTCAGATGCTAAGCTAGGCATACGTTTTGTAACAGCATCAATTAAAGCTTTTCCTCCAGGGCTTCTAGATAAAGCAACCTTCCATGAATAATCTCCAGACAAGGCCATGCTTGCATAGAAGTCAACATCAGAAGATGATGGAGGAGGTACGTTAATAATTTGATCTTTAAGTCTAGATGTTTTGTTTATGGTATCTAGAATATCTTTCTTTTCTCTTATGAGATCTGCATTTTTTGGATCTTCATTTAATTTTTGTTGAACAGCATTAAGTTCATTTTCTAATTTTTTAATGTTAGATGCTTCTGGTTTTGCTGCAACAATAACTTTGTCAGGCTCATTAATGTTAATAAGACCAACACCAGGAACTTCTTTAATATCTCCCTTTTGTACTTCCCATGCATCTTTAAGAGACTGAACAACTTCTTTACTAGCACCTGACTTTTCAGCCTCAAGAATCATTTTTGGTGTAATTCTAAATGTGCCTTGTGTTTGATCTGGAGTTGTTTGTAATGAGTTTAAATATGCAGCATCAATGTCTTTTTGGTTCAATGTCATTTTTTGACTAAGCAATTCCATCTTAAGCTTAGCATCTAATAATTTTTGTTCTCTTTCAGATTTTGTAGCAGTTAAATAATTTCCAGCTGCCGCACCCGCTGATTCACCAAACGAACCAGTTTTTGTAGGCGCTAAAAATCCTTGCGCTAATGCTAAAAGTTTTTCATTAATTGGTGATTGTGATCTAGCATCAAGACTGCTTTCCAATAACTGAAGTTGTCGATTCATTTCTAGTCTAGTTTTTGCTAATTCCGCTTGAGGATTATATGCAGGAATAGCAGGCGCAGCTGGCGTTGCTACTTCAGGCGTAGAAGTATCTACAGCTGGTTGCGCACTAACTTGTCCTAATCCACCTTGAATATCATCTGCCATTTTTATTCCTTAAACTTTCTTGTATGTATTAGTTGTAGCATCCCATGTGTAATGGTTTACGCCACCGCTATCAGTCATAGTTCCTGTAGCTGAGTCAAACTTCAATCCGTTTAATGTGGCTTGAGCTTGTTGATTTTGTGTAGTCAATAAATTAGCTTGATTTGCATAAGCTGTTTGTTGTGATGCATTTGAATTAGATGGATACAATGCAGAAATAAGCGAAGCTAAGCCAGCAATTTGTGATAATGGGCTGTTAGTAAATTCACCTTGTTGTCCTGGTGCTACAGTTTGTGTAGTTACACCTGTTGGAATTTGATAACCATGTAATAAGTTTGCATAGTTTTGTGCTTGTGTCATTGGATAGTTAAGCATGTTTTGTGCGGTTGTTTGTTGTTGACCGCCCAATGTACTTAATTCATTTAATCCAGATTGTGCTAATGCATTTTGTTGCATGCCAGTTGTACCAAGCGCTGTACCAGCGTTCAACGCACGTTGAAGGTCTGTCTGTGCTTGTTGCATAGCATTTTGATAACCAGTATTTAATGCACCATATTGTTGGCCAGTAAGATTAGCTTGCATGTTGGCCATAGTTTGACCTAATGCTTGTTGTTGTCTTTGTGATCCAAAGTTACCAGTAGATGCACCAACAGATGCTAGTGATGGTAATACATTTTGCTGAATGTTTTGTTGTTGCAAACGAGCCATTTCATTGACTACAGATTGCGTATATGGATTCATGTAATTTTGAACAATATTTGGCGCAGCTGTTGATCCTGATAAGCCTTGTAAAGTAGAAGCAGCACCAAGTGTTCCAGCGCCAGCAAAAGCAGCACATGGAGCCATTTGATAAGCTTGTTGTTGTAATGCACTAGGTCCAGCTACACCACCTTGTGTTACTGCATTCTGACCTAAGTTAGCAATGTTTTGTAAATAGTCAGTGTAAAACTGAGGTGTAGTAGTTTGTTGTTGTTGTGTAGTCGTTACAGAAGGTAATAATGAACCTTGAAATAAACTACCACAGCATGAACTAGTTGTTGTAGGCGTAGCAGTAGTTGGCGCTGGCGTTGTAGTCGCTGGCGTTGTAGTTGTTGTTGGTGCTGGTGTAGTTGTTGTAGGCATTATTTTCTTCCTTTTTTCTTCATTCCTTCGTTAATGTATGCATTAACTGGTTTTGATTTTGGTGGAATAGTTCCAACAGGCGCTGAACGTTTGTGTTCACGAATAGCACGTCTCATGCCATCTAGTATTCTAGCACCAGCTTTGTTAGAACCGTTACCTAATTGTGCTACTGTTTCAGCATCAATTACATATTCACCGTCTGCAAGCATTGCAGGAATGTCATCTGATTGTCCGTCACCTTCACCATTTACTGCAGCGCCAGTTCTGTAATCATGACGATGTTGTACTAATGGTACGTTAGGTATGTGATTATGATGTGATGGCAAACCACCATGAGCTAGGCCACCTTGAGCCATGTTTGTTTGTCCAGAAACAGGAAATCTTATAGGCCCACCAGGATTACCGCCTGGATAAGCTATACCAGGTTGTTGATGCCATGGATGTGGATTTTGCCAATTTTGATTCATATGTGATTTATCTAATACACCTGGAGCTACTGCATTTCTTACATCATTTCCCATACCGATAAAATGACCATAAGCATCATATCCAGGGCGTTGTGGTATTGGTGTTTGTGCCGTTACCCCATTATTATTTACAGACCCATAAGTTACAGGATTTGGGTTTTGATAAAAAGGCATATTTGCTACGGGTACCATACCTGCATTTGGATCATATGGTGCTGCTATAGGGTTATCATTACCTTGACCCATAAAAGGTAATTGTTGACCATTAGGGCCATAGCCTGCAGGTGTGCCAAAGTTACCTTGATTAGGTGAACCATAAACTCCCATAGCTTTTGTTGGTGTTGGAATAGCATTATTCATTTGACTTGCTGGTGTAGTTCCAACTCCTTGTGGTGATATGGATGACAGACCGCCATCAGCATATCCTGGTGTTGGATTATTTAAGTTTTGTATTGGGTCAACGTTTTGACCAAAAGTATAATATTTCACAAGTCCTCCATCGGCATGTTTTTTAGTTTTTATATCGTCAGCATCAGGTTTTTCTGTTGCTTCGTTTTCTGGTGTTTTAATTTTTTTTGCTAGCGTTGGATTTGCTGCTTTCCAAGCTTGTCTTTCTGCAAATTGTTCCGCAGCTTCTTGAGCTGGCGTATCTTTATCTGTTAAGTCTTCAAGTCTATCATTAAGCTTATTAAGTTTATATTGTAATTGTGTTTTGTCATCAGCACTTGCTGTTTTTAAAGCATTTTGTGTGTCTGTAATTCTTGTGTTTAAATTATCAATTCTTTGTTGAGTTGTAGGCGGCGTAAAGGTCTGAGTTCCTTGAGCGCCTTCAGGTTTCCAGTTAGCAGCAGATAATGGTTGGCCTTTCCATGAAGGTTGATTTTCTTCTTTGTCTGTATCTTTACCGCTTTGATCTGCAGTAATATCTCTTTGAATGCCTTCAATTTTATCTTGAATAGAATCATATTTTGCTGGATCTTTTTTAGGATCTGCAAGGGCTAATTTATCTTGCCATTGTTTTAATTTTGCTTGATCTTCTGGATTTACTTTAGGAGTTGTAGTAGTACCTCCAGTTGTTGTTGTACCGCCAGTAGTAGTTGTACCACTACCTGTTGTAGTTCCGCCAGTAGTTGTTGTACCACTTCCTGTAGTACCTGTACCAGTTGTTGTTGTGCCGCTGCCTGTGGTTCCTGTACCGCTAGTAGTTGTGGTTCCACTACCAGTTGTTGTACCGCCAGTAGTTGTTGTTCCACCTCCAGTAGTTGTTGGTAAACCTCCACCAGTAGTGGTAGTTGTACCGCTTCCAGTAGTTGTTGATAATCCACCTCCAGTAGTTGTGCCGCTACCAGTAGTAGTTGTACCACTACCTGTTGTAGTAGTTCCACCACCAGTTGTAACTGGAGCTGGTGTTATATCACCAGTAGGTGTAGTAGTTACAGGCATAGCTGGTTTTGGATCTGTGCTTGGTAATCCGCCTTGATGTGAATTAATAGTAGGTGTTTCTGGTATAGCCATTGTGCCTACAGGAGTTGATGCAGTTAAACCACCTTGGTTTGGTGTAACAGTTGGTGTAGCTGGCAATGGTGTTCCAGGTTGAGCTGGCGGTGGTGGTACCGCTGCTGTTAAATATGGATCTGCTGGATTAACATGTACTGGTACTTGCGGAATAGTTGTTGGCGTAGTAGATATACCAGTAAGATCAGAAGCATTAGTAGTTACTGGAGCTGGATTAGTTCCAGTTGTAATATTAATTGCAGGTATAGTTTGTGGTTGCGTTACTGGAGGTAACGGATTTGTATTAAATATCTGAGGCATGTAATTAGACAAGCCTAGATTTGAAAATAATGATGCGTATGGGTTTGAAGATCCGCTTGGTAATGTTGCTGGAGGAGTTCCGTATTGTGAATAAGGAACATATTTAGCTGGGCCAATACCAAAGTTTGTAGTGACGTTAGGAATATATCCTACCGCATTCATATTAACGCCTTCGTTAACTCGGTTGTTTGTTTTACCAGCTAATAATGCGCCAAGCAAACCACCAATAAGTGTACCGCCCATACCTCCACCAGAAGTAAGAGAGTTAATAACAGAGTTAATAGTATCTAATGGGCTAGTTCCTCCTGTGCCGCCTGTACCTCCCGTACCACCTGTACCGCCTGTAGTGTCTGCTTGTGGACTAGCAGATACACTTAATGTTGTAGGATCGACTGTTGAAGAAGTATCTAATGCAGAGCTTGGAGCCATATTAGTAGCTGCATCAATAATTGAATTACCACCACTTGCAAAATGTTTAACCTTGCCACCATCTTTCATTAATGTTGGTGACATTGCAGATAATGTCATGAGTCCACCGCGCTTAACGCCACAGCCACATGATGATGCGCACCATCCTCCACCGCCACAAGCATTAGATCCACTTACTGGTGTGTAGTCTGGTCCAATTGGTGATGATGAGGATGTTGATCCTGATACATCAATCACTTGACCATTTTTATCAATGACAGTGCCAGGTGTTAAGTCAATACCTGATGGTGTAATTGTTGTAGATCCTTCGTAAACATAATTACCATGCCCTAAATTAACATACACTAATGAAGATGTTCCGTCTGCATTAGATTGATAAATGTTTCCGTTTGAATCTGTCAAATAACCTGATGTTGCACCGCTTGTAGCAGTTGTATCTGTTGAAGGTGTGCCATATGTGTGAGTGCCAGTATTGTCTGTAGGTGTACCTAAATTTGCGCCACCAATATTGTAATTAGGTGTAGCAATTACTTGTCCAGTAGTTGTATTTACGCCAGAAATAACATAATTAGATTGACCATTTGTTTGGCCATATTGAGCATCTACTGCCGCTTGATCAGTACCAGGAGGGAGAGCAACACTATTAACGCTTCCTATGTTTCCTGTGCCAGTACCAATTGTTGTAGGTGCTGATGGAGTTTTTGTTGGGTTCGTTACTGGTTTGGGAGTTTGTGATCCTGGAGCGGGTACATTGCTACCACCGCTGCCACCAGTTCCTGTATTTCTATTTGCTAATAGATTTGCTATTAATGCACCAACAGCTGCACCTTGAGCAGAAGATAATCCACCAGAATTAGTACCAATAGTTGGATTAGACATTTGATTGACATTTGGCGCGCTTGTAATAGAAGTAGGCCCAGTGTTTTTTGAAATCTCTGGAACGCCACTTAAATTAAGAGATGAGGTGTCTACTGTCATAATCTATCCTGTTTTTAATATATTGCTTAAACTTGCAATATTAGTAATTGGAGTTAATGTATTTGTTGGCACAACTTTTGGAGGTGTTGTTGTTGCAGATGGTAAATTACTTGTTGATGGTAATCCACCTTGTGGTTGTTGTGGCACAACAGTTGCAGGTGCTTGTGAAATAATTTTGTTTGCAGTAATGTTTGGATTATTTGAATTTAATACCGAATTAGTAATTGATGCTAATTGATTTGGTCTTGTTAATGTACAAGCTACATTACCAGGGGTTAAATCTTGATTAGATGATAACAATGATGGAACATTTGCAGCTGCATTAATTAATGATGATCCAAGACTTGTTGGATTAACAAGTGCATTTGCACCCATAGTTGCTATTTTACCAATACCTGGTGATCCAGTTAAGTTACCAATCTCTGTACCACCTGCTGTAATACCAGTTGTCAATGCAATTGTGCCAGGATCTCTACCTGACAAGATTCCTGATGTAGCTACTTTACTTGCATTACCTAAAACATTTGATCCTGTTACATCTTGAACTGTGCTGCCTACTAAATTAGAACCTACACCAATACCAGCGCTAAGAGCAGCTGCTTTTGGATCTCCAGTAAGTGCTGTATTAATTACAAAGTTAGATGCTGCGTTTTGCAACATAGGTGATGCGCCAGGTAATAATGTGCTTCCAATAGTTTTTTGAATGCTTGAAGCTGCATTACTAATATCTGATAATCCAGTTTTTGCTGCATGCCATAACTCTGTAAATGGATTTGATGTTACCGTTCCGTTAGTTGCAGTGGTAACAGCACTGTTTACAGAAACGCCATTATTTACGGCATCTACAGCATGAGTTGCTTGATCTATAGTACCGCCTTGGCTAACTACATTATTAGCTACGTTTTGAGAAGTTGTATCTGTTGCTAATGTACCACCTGAAGCATTTAATGTATCAGTACCTTGTTGTACTGCTGTATTTACATCAGGTACATTTAAAGATGATGTTGTAAGGTCTGGTGCAGTTGGAGGAAATTCAGTTGATGCTGGAGTCCATCCACCAGCTGTGCCAGTATCTAAAGTTGTGCCAACGTCTGGAGCAATACCACCAGTACCAGTTAAGTTAGCACCACCAATTTGTGATCCAGTATCTGTAATTGCACTACCGCCAAGAATACCAGCAGAGTCAGCAGCTATACCGCCAATACCTGTAAGTGTGCCACCACCAATTGCAGTGTCTACACCTGCAGTCATCATGCCAGCGCCTGTAAGATCAGAACCTACACCAGCTAAAATACTTGCCGAGTCTACCGCTGCTGCACCATCTGCTGCCGCTGCAAACGCACCAAGCTCTGGAGCCGCTATAAGTGTTGTTAAAGCTATTAATGGATTAGAAGCTACTGCGCATACAACAGCACCTGCTGCACATACTACACCTTCAGCTACAGATCCTACCGCACAAGCTACGCCACCTACTACGCTACCGATAGCACAAACTATACCGCCCATTATGCTTTCTCCTTACGTGGTGTGCCAAGCTGTACAACAACTTCATAACCACCTGTGTTAGTTCTTTTTGCAACATAACCCATGTCTGGTCTAACTGGATTCTTTGCAATAAGTTTAAATATGTTTAAAAGTGAATGATCTTCAAATTGAGTCACAAGGAAGTTAAATCCTACTTTGTAAGCTGCGTCAATAAAGATACGGCTACTTGCTAAATAATTTTGTGGAGTGTCAACATTTAAAGCTCTGAAATAACCATAACCAGGAACTTTAGTTTTGTGAACGATAAAGATTGTATTTCCATGACGCATCTTCCATGTGTTAGGAAGAGCAAGCTCTACTCTCAAGCGATCTAAGATGATTTTTGGAGGATAGTTAACGCCTGAATTTTTTGCACCTTCTACAAGGATGGTAGGCGTAGATAATACCTTTTTGTTACTGTCAACAACCATTTATAAACCTTTAAAAATTGCAGCAGAGTAAATATTACCCATGCCCGCTGCTAAACTGAGGATCAATCCATCTGGCTTTGCAGCTGATTTTGATAAAAAAATTGGATCGTCTTCAGTGCGGTTCTCAATAGCTGGAATCGTACCTTCCCGAATATCGTCTAATAATAACAAAGTTTCAAGCAAACCGCTAGCACCCATTGTATGTCCAATCTTTTGTTTATAAGATGTGGCTATAAAATGTGGTAATAACTTATTTAACGCATTTCTTTCCGACAAGTTGTTTGAAACTGTTCCCGTTCCATGCGTTTTTACTACAGAAATCATGTGTGCGTGGGTCTTAGCGACCTTTAAAGCACCTTGTATAGCCTTGATATAGCCCTCACCATTTTCAAGCTGTCCTATGGCGTTTGTAGAGCTTTCAGAGGCATTATAAGCACTTAGTAACTGAGCTTTTGGCGTAATACCCTGTTTAAAGGTACTTTTTTCAGATTCAAATACAGCTAATGCCGCACCTTGGCCAACATAAAAACCACCATTTTTTGAATCAAAAGCGGATGGCTTTATACCAGACTCTTCATCTTTAGCAGTTAATACCGCTCTAGACTCACCAAAAAACTCTAATACTGCATTACTTACACCGTCTTCAACGGTTAACACAATCACACGGTCAAAACCATAATGATTGATTAATACTTGTACATCCATTAAGACTTTAAGGCTTGATGCACAAGCGCTAGAGTCAGTTGTAATGCTATCCATTACACCAAAGTTTTGAGCCGTACGACCCGCATAAACTTGGGTTAAAGTGAATGGAAGAAACTTATAAGTATAATTAAGCTGATTATCATACGCACGCTGGCCAATACCAGCAAAATGAGCGTTACCACCAGCAAGTATAAAAGCAGTCTTTCCTTTTTGGCTTGATCGCAATTCTTCCATAAGAGCTGGGTCAAGCACTTTTTCAGCCACTTTATGAGGTACATAAGTTAATCCTGTTTTTATTCTTGCGTATACTTCAGGAAACCAATGAACCTTTTGTGGGTATACTATGTCTGTTAAAAGCTCAACATTTCTTGTTGATGCTGTTCTGTAATGTGTTAAGTAAATGTTCATTTGACTTCTGCTATAGCTTCTTCTATAGAGGATGGCTCTTTAGTTTTGTGTGCCATAAGCAAATCAAATAACTCTTGTACAGTAATTGGATACCAATGTTTTGATAACTCTTCTGGTACGCCATAAATAATAGACAAATAAATCATTACCAGTAAACCATCTAAGCTGTCAATACCCGTATCTTTAAATTTATCATTCATTGACTTGACACCGTTGAAATTTGGGTGTGCGGGTTTTGCTATTCTTGCTACTTGATTTACCAACTCAACAAAATCAATCATTGTGACCTCTGGTTAACGGCACCGACTACAGCGGTTGCCCAATCTTGCCAGTCTTCAAAAATGTAAGGACTAGGTACACCTTCGTTTGTAAATACGTCAATGCCTCTAAGTCCTGCCGCCCAAGCCTTCCAATTCTCTTCGCCTGATGGTATTTCTAATTGGTTTGCACCATAAGCTTCACACATTAAGGATGCCCAAGAATTAAATGTATGATACCTTGGATCGTAGACAACTGCTAATGACATTAGTAACCTCTTACATCACCAATATCAGCACTTAATAACATGTAGCCTAATTGGTAGTTACCACCTTCTACGTTACTTACAAACTTCAATCTTAATTCTCGACGTTGTTCTTTCATATCAATCTTATGTGTAGTTGGTGTAAATATATACGGGCCTGTAGTGCTATCTTCTGCCTGAGCATAAGGTCTACCAGTAACGTATAACTCCATGTTACCAGATTGTATAAAATCTGGCTCTACTCTTTCTAATCTTAACCAGAAATTATCACCAGCTAATGATCTTTGTGAAGGTCCGCCAGCAACTAATCCTAAATCGCTTGTTTCAAACGAGCTACGTATTGCAAGAGCTTGACCACCAATCACTGCATCCGTTCCGATTTCATGTTGGAATAAACTTACATAATTTGTAGTATAACTTACTGTAATAGCAAATCCACTACCAAATGGCAAGAATACACCAGTCATTGATTCACTTGATCTGGTTTGAGGTATGCTAATTGCATAAGTACCTACATCGCCTGTGCCTGATCCAAATGAAGTAATTTTTGTACCTGGAGTAACGCCAGTACCTGATATATATTGACCTACAAATAATTGACCAGAAGCTACATTAGTAACGGTTAATGTGCTACCGCTCATTGATCCAGTAAATGCAACGGGTTCAGGAGCTAATACATCACCTACAGTATATCCATAGCCACGTGATACAAACTGAACGTCAGTAACAACACCGCCAGCAACAGTAACATTAGCTACAACGCCTTCGCCTGTGCCGCCGTAAAAGTAAACGTTAT